GGCCGCAGTTGCAATGGTTTTTTCAAGAATAATGAACAATCGACGAACATTGATGCGATCGAATGCACTGGGTTTGGCGCTCAGAGTTTTATCACCAAACAACAAAGTACCCAAACCAGGTTGTGTAATTACTGGATTGATTTGATTGCGATACAAGATGTCGCGTTCGGTTTTGCTTGGTGTCCAATTCAATTTAACTACATTCTTGATTTGACCACGGGTATAACCACCGGGACTGAACCAGGCTTCGGCAACCTGATCGGTGCGCGCGCACAATCCAGCAATGTCACCAGCCAAGGGCATCCAACGATAGGAATCATTGTAGCGATCGTACTGATATTTCCAACCACTGTCATACACAGCATAGGTTGAATCTTTGTTGAAATATGTAGTGCGATCGTTGACTACGGCGGTGGAGTTGGTTAAGTTTTGTGATGTCGGACCAGTAAATAATACACAGTCACGACGCACATCCACTATGTTGTCCAACACAAACCGAGCTGTGGCGTTGTCGGCATTCACACCAACTACGGGCAGTAAACTAACATCGTAAAGTTCGGTATTGGCTAATTTAAAATACTCGGTCTGCAACAAACCATCGGTCGGAGTAACATCTACGCCGCCGCTGAGGCTGCGGCTCTGTACACTGGCCATGGTGGTGAATCCAGTGCTGGCAGCAGGCACGGGACTGCCCCAGGCTACTGCAGCGGTGCCAAGCAGTGATCCCGCAGCGTGACTACCAAATCTAATCCAGTTGCTGTCTTCGTTGATGCGAGTGCGATAATAGTTGCCACTGCCATCACTGGAAAATGCATCGCTGGCTTTGCTAACACCAACATATTTCTCTAACACAGTACCAGCAGTTCCAGTGATGGTGCCATCTTCATCAACTACAACCACATGCAGTTCGTCATAAATGGTGGCACTGGAACTTGCGTTGTTTTTGCTTAACGCATACCGGCTGTTGCTAGGACGGCTTTCTACCTGATCCCAGAATTCCCACAGGATGGTGGCATTAACTACGCCACTCACTGAGGTGCTGGCGCCAGTAAGATTGGTGAACGACAACGTAGTAGCACCACTGCTAGCGTCCGATGTAGTTTGCCAACGATAGGTAATGCCGTTGACTACGGTCTCCAACCAACTGCCGCGTGGCACAGGACGTGACAACGTAGCCACTGTGGCACCAGTAGTCAACACTGAACTAAGTTGTGCGCTGAAACTGTAGCTGTTGTAATCGCAGACACTGACTTTTAAACTGTTGCCCAATTCACCAGGGAACCGTGCAATATATTCTGTGCTGGTCAGCGTAGGTGCAGTATATCCCAAAGCACCATCGTAGTTATCATTGTTGCGAACCAGCGGTGCAGTGCCAGCAGCACTGGCATTGCGAGCCGCAATGTCAGCAATGCGATTTACTGTGAGGTTGTTGCCGTAGCTTAAAAAGTTAGCAGCAGTAAACCAAAACTTAAAATTATTGTCGTTAGGTCGGCTATAGGTGGCAAACAAACTTTGTTCACCGTCGATCAGTGTGAATTCTTCGCACGGACCCCAGGCGAAGTTGCCGACAAATGCACCCGCGGTGTTCGCGATCTGCGGTACGAACAAGCTAACGTCACGTTCTTGAACTTGAACGTTTGGCGAAACTTGGAAAGGCATGGTAATCTCCTTATTTTAGAACCATCAAAGGTAAAGCCAGGTATTATTTTGATATCCGTTTATTTATAAAAAGCCTGGTTTAGAGCCAATTTTCGGCTCGTTTTTCGACGGTCCATAGATCTCCGTTTTCTAAAATGTATTTAGGCTCGTTTTCAACCTGTCCATCGTCAATAAACCCAAATGGTGTAAGTTCAGATTCAATTTGTCGAATCTGGTTTTCGAATATGCTGGTGCGAATATTGATGTCGGTCAGATCGCGGAAATAACTGTTGGTGGTCAACCAGCTGAACAGCACCAAAGTCATCACCAAATCGTCGTGGTAACCTTCGTCGGCAGCGTAACTGTCCTTGCTTTCAATGAAGGTGGCAAATTCTGCGATAATGTCGCGATCCCGGGCTTCGAGTCGACCACTTTCAATCAAGGTCTTCAACATGGAACATCCAATGCGTTTGACCTTTTTGTCGGTGCGCACACCATTTTGAGTCTGTCCATGACGACCAAATCCGCCGCCCACCAGTTGACCAACCTGAGTATCACGCGTGACAAACAGGAGATTTTCATATTCCAGTTCGTTGTACATGATGTCGGCAACCTGTTGACCGTTGTCGTTGATTTCGATTAATACAAAGGCATTGTTGTAGTTCTTGGCCACAGTGTGAATAAAGCTCGGATACAACACCGGAGCTACTCGATTGTTGCGATATTTGGCCACTACACGATAAGGATTGGCGGTGATGTCAATTACGGTGAAGGCATGATAGTCATTGCCCACACCGCGACTGGTATCGGCACACAGTACATAGGTGTTGTCGGGACGCACAATGGCACCAGCAGCATCTTTTTCGCCGCGCACAGGTTCTTCAATGACATCAAAATCATCTTTGCTGTACACATAGCTTGTTGGGCTCATGTTGCCCAGTGTTTTGGCATCTATGAGAGTATAGCTGGAACCCAGGAAATGACACAGAACTTCCTGTGTAAATTTAACATCGCCCAAAATGGCTCGTTGTTCTTCAGCCCAACGATCGTCGCGACCTGGTATGGCAGTGTAGGGAATATACAGTCTGATGAAATCGTTGATGCCCTGTTCGCTGTCGTTCCAGAACTTCCAGAAGTGGTTGTAGCCCATGGGAGTGGATGACATCAACACCTTGGTGGTTTCACCGGCCATGATGGTGGGGTAGGTGCTGGTGAAAAAGTCTTCGGCTATGTTGTTGGGTATGATGGCAGCTTCGTCAATGTACAACCAGTTCACGGATCGGCCTCGAATACCGCTGGCAGCCGTGGCTGCGGTGAATACCTTGCTGCCGTTTTCCAGTTCAATGCTGCCCTTGTTCCATTCTTTCACACCCTGCTGCAACCACATGGGCAAATTCTCATACATGCCCTGATATCGGTTCAATACCTCACGTGCCGCTGCAGCCTTGTTGGCCAGGATGGCCACGGTTTTGCTGTCTTGGAACAGGGTATACCAAAGAATGCAGGCAGCCGACGTAATGGTTTTGCCCTGCTGTCGACCCTCCATGAGAATAACCTTGCGATTATTGATTATGATGTTGACTTTTTCTTTTTGACAGTCATACAGCGTGAACGGCACCAGACCACGATCCAGGCTCACAATTTTACAGTAGGTTTCTATGAAGTAGATGGGGTCTTCCGTGCAGCGAAGAATTTCTTCAATTTGCCAGACTTCATAGTCAATGGCAAACCCAAGTTGTTTTAGGCGATTGTTGCCATTGTAACTAGGTCGTCTTTGTGGCAGGAGTTTCAATGATGTGCTCATTTCGTTGACGCAGCATTTTTATAAGATCAGTGGTGTTGCCAGAAAATACAATGTTGTTTTGTGTGCCAATTTGCTGGGGTTTGGCTTCTTCGGGCGCAGTGAGATCACGTTTGGCTTTCTGCAGGGCCATGAGATCCTTGGCAGTTTCTGCCACAGTTTTAATCAACTGCCCAGTAACTTCAAAGGCTCGTGGATGATCGCTTTGTCGAGCCACTGACATCATATCGTCCAGAGCAGATTCACCTTTGTCGATGAGTCGTTTCAAAGTTTGTCGGGCCTGATCAAAATCGTCTTCCACCATGGGTGCAGTCAAAGGACGCTTCGGCACTGGCGTAACATCAGTGCCGAAGGCCTGATCCAGCGCCGCAAATGTCGTTTTATCTTGCAAGATCAAAGCCCTCGCAAATATAATGCAGGCTATTGCTGGTGAATCTCTGATTAGACGGCGAAACAAAAATCTGTCGAATGCGCGCACCAGATGTTGTAGTAACATTGCCGATCTGCGCATCGCTGATTACGTTGTTGTCTGGCACCATGGGTACTGTGATGCTGTGATAGTTCAACACTGACGTAGTCAGGGATCGTACTGCCTGGTATGTTGGCGATCTAGCGGCCGCAGTGTTGCTGCTAAAATATGCTTCGCCAAAAACAAACAATACTGCTGCCGACGAACCCGGATTATGCACCACTTGAAGTCTCGCAGTAACACCGGGCATGGGCGGAATCTGTGTAATTGTGGTGGCTGTAAATTCGTTGTAGTTGGTGAGGGTGGTGCTGCTGCCAATCACCAACATCAACGATGTGGTGGTGGCCTGTGTTCCAACTACGGTAGTAAGTTTGGTATCGCCTAGAGCTACCTGTACGCCTGCGCTGGTACCAGCCCCGAGCAGAACTGAACCGTTGGTGGCTAACCAGTTAAATTTAATGACGTTGCCGCCGCCGCGTTGAGTGTTGAATCGCACAAAACTACCAGTGCTGGCAGCGTCGGTCAACACAGCGCCGATGCGACGCACAACCTGAATGCTGCTAGTGGCAGCAGCAGTAAACACCAGACTGCTGACCGTAGCAACGTCGCGATTGGCACTCATGGCAAAATCTACGGCGCCATTGGTGGCATTACCTAATAAGAAAATATAGTACCAGGTATTGAGACGCGGACCATTGCCGCCCGGTATGCTGTCAATGACCGCTGGTCCGCCCGCTGCTGTAGTCCAACTCGTAGTCCAGGTTCGAGTCATAGCCGACGATGTGCTGACAAAGGCCAGCAGACTGGTTTCGCTGATGCGAGTTGCGCCCGTAGTATTGTAACTGAAATGAACTGCGCTGCCCGGAGTAACTCGCACAGTGCTGGCTAGATCAACATCGTACAAGAAACCTTCGATGTGTTCTGGCCAGAGGCTGGGATCAAGATATACTGTGCGATTGGTGCTAAGATTACCGCCACCGATCAAACCATTGCCGGCAGTAATAGTAGTGGAACTCTGAGTAAATTTACTTAGGTTGCTACTCAACGCGCCCTGCACCATGCCGGTGTGCGCCACTGATAGTGAACTATTCGTAATGGCTTTTACAGCCAGGCCGCTGAGCGCTGCGGCTTCGAACACTAAACTATTGCCGGTGGTGAACATTAATCGTGTATAGCTGCTGACATCTTCGGCACTGGCAGAAAATACCCAGAGGCCGTCACGACCTCGCACTACCAAACTTGTGGTATAGATGCTGACCGATGTTACCCAGTTTAAACCAAGACCAAGATTAAGTTCAGCGCGCGTAAGCGCTACTGTGCTGGTACTACGAGTCAAAATATTGAACAAACTACGACCATTTACAGTCAGTCCTACACTGTTGGGTGCTGCAGTAAATTCACCGTTTACACCGGCTGACCCGGAATTGTTGGTGATGAACAGGGTGCTAACTCCGGCAGTGCCCCAGGTTTTTACGGCATCGGAACTACCACTGACAAATTTGTTGCTGGTGGTGCTCCAGCGTAACACATCGCCGCGATTGGGTGCGCTGGAGCCTGCGAGATCAATTCTTAGGTTGTTGCTGGTAGAACCTGCTAAGGCATTATAGAGTTCAACAAAATTGGCGTTGAGTTTCACACCACCAGCGTACAAACTGTCGCCGTCGTTGTTGTTGGGTGTGCCTAGTAGTATGGGTTGATAAGACATTTGTTAGTCCTGGTCAGAATGAGTCGTCGAAAGTTTCATCATAATTAAAGTCGTCCACCGGCAATGCCGCAGTGGGGTCTGTGGTTACCGTGTATTTAGTCAACCGACCTTCGAGCTCGGGATCGTTGAATACTGACGCAATGGCTTTGCGAATAATTTCTTGTCGTTCAACGGGTCCATAATAATATAGTTTGAGCGTAAAGGTATAGGTCCAGATGATCATGCGACGATTGGTCATGTCGCCTTCGTAGTCATCTTCGTAGCTCACACTGTTTAAAATTATGGGCAGGTCATGTTTGATGCCGAGTTCCGGAATATATGTTACAGTAACACTGAAGTCCGGATTAAAAGCTGGTGCGATTTGCTCAAATATCTGCAGACCATCTTCTTGATTTTTGGTATAAACATACAAATTTACTGTTAAATTATATGGTGTGGGTCCAAACACTCGGCTCGCAGTATATTCGCCGGTTACAGATTTCAAGCTGTTGATGCTGTTGATTTTACGTTGTCCGTCGTATTCGTAGCTAATGACTTCAAAGCTCATGCGAGGCAACAGAACATTGTACTGTTGTTTATCGGGATTGGGGGTCTGCACAATGCGAGTCAGCATTTTGTTCTTGGGTGCGTAGCTCAACGGCACTCTGATGGTTTGCACCAGCTGGTTTTCTGCGTTGCGACGTCGCACCTGCAGATTGTTGAACATCACACCAAAAGCCACTATGGCTTTGCGAGTTATACCATGATAGAATAATTTACCGTCAAACATTGCGCAACACCTCACCAAATGGGTTTATTTCTGTGAAATCCAATATGCCCTGTGCATCCGCAGTGAAGTCGTCGTTGTTGGCTATGGGGTCGCGTTGGTCAATCACAAAATTTTCCTGCATCAAATATCCGTAATCGTCGATGACGTTGGTGTCCAGCAGCAGATGATCACCGGTTTCCAACAATATGGTATTAAGCCCAACATCCAGACTACGACCATCTTCCACATCGTCAATGCTGGCAATGCCAGTGTCAAACCGTTCTGAACTGTACTGATATAGTTCGCACTGCAGACGCCAGACATATAGTTTACCAAGCTGGAAAAAAGGATTGGTGCCGTCTACTCTTTTAATTTCAAAGTAATTGTCAGTCAACGGCATGTAGATTATGTCGCCTTCAGCCGGGCGGTTTGGCAAAATTAAATTGCTTTTTCTGCCGCGTGCGCACACGTCTTCCCAACGAAGTCTGGCCACTACAAAGGTGGCAGTTTCTCGAAACTCAATGCCAAATTTGGACATGAGTTCACCCTCGCCACCAAACCCATCGACATTTTCTAAATACATCTCCATGGGTATGGCATTTTCAAACTTACTCAGCGTATCTTCAAAGAACAGGGGATCTTTGTTGACTTCAGTGCGTGGCAGATAGTAGGTATCAAATCCATAAATTTTTATGGACTCAATGAGCAGGCTTTCCACCAAACGTTGTTCGCTGGTGCGGCCTCCGGGTATGCCGCTTTGAAAATAAAAATTGGTGCTCACATTATCCTAAGAAAAAGTTTGGTGGAGCCTGATATCGACTTTCCATCTCATTTTCCAATTCATTGATTTCGGCTATG